GTCTCGGGAACCAGTCACCGCTTTTGAAGCCGTAATCTTCGCCGCGCAGCGTCGGATCGCCGACCATTCGCATCGCTACTATCTGCGACGGCGGAGCGTCGGCGTTAAACCATGCCAACGGATTCTGGCGTATATCGTCGGTAATTGTCAGCGGCAGCGCGGTTTTCACCGCTTCGGGGTCTTGCATCCAGTTCGGGCCGCGCATTTCGGGTGGTAACGCCGACATGACAAGCCCGGTCCAGTTGGCCCACCGCTCATAATCAAGTTTCGTTTGGAACGGTGTCTGCGGCGACGGCCCGCCCCCCGGGTTCCACCAGCCGCCGCCGTTATAGCCGAACACGCCGCCGCCCTGATACCCGGTGCGGGACAAACCCGACCGGAACCGGGAATTGATCTCGTACAGCCAATTCGAGCCGAGGAAGCGCATCGCTTCGGGGATGACGATGCCCTCACCACCGGACAGCGGCACTAAGGTAGTGTCGCGGCGCGGTGTGTAGCCGGGCACGACGCCGCCGCCGGCACGGCCGCCGCCCACCGTGGGCGCTACATCACCGACGAACGCCGGGACCCGGATCGGTGTGACCAGCTGGTCGCGGGAGATCGGCTGACCGTTGTACATGTAGACGACGCTGATTTGCACTTCCCCGGTGGGCAGATGCTGAATGGTGTAGCCGAGGTCCTGCGCGCGTTTAATCGCCTCCGGGGTGTCCTCCTTCAGCACCACCTGACCGGACGGCAACGTCCGAACGTGTTCGGCGAGCAGGTTCGCGTTGGCGATCGCCTCCGCTATGTGGTCGTTCAGCGCGGTGATACCCGATAGGTCAGGGACTATGGGCCCAATGTTTTCGGTGACACCGGGATGCAGCGACACCGAGGTTAACGGTGTAGTGACGCCTGGATGCTGAGCGCCCGACGGCGGCTCCTCAAACTTCGGCGGGCTGATATCGCCGATGTTTCCGCTGCGCGGCCCCCTCAGCTCCGGGTGTCTCGCGGTGACTTCGGGGCTAAGTCCCCGCTCATGGGCCGCCGACAGCCCGGATCCGACCGCCGCCACCGATCCGGCGGCGACGATGAACGTCAGCCACGCCGGGACGCTGACCCCAGCCAACGCCGCGCCGATACCAGACGCCCCGGTCGATGCAGCGGCGGGCAGCGCCACCGCCAGCGCGGTCTTGATTGTCGTAAGCCCGGTGATAACTGCGGCGATGCCGGCGATCGACTGCCACGCGATGAACGCCGCCGCGACCGCCTTGATCGCCCCCGGATGCTGCCCCAGCCAGCCGAGAACCTTCTCCAGCGCCGACCCCAACTGGCCCACCACCTGCACAGCCTGATCGAACATCGCTTTGATGTCGTCGCGGTGCGCTAAAACCCAGGCGTTGACCTCGTCGAGTTTCTTCGTCACGTTGCCGATAGCCTGCACGATGTTGTCGGACGCGGAGACGGTGTCGCCGCCGAACAGCGCGCTGATGAAGTTGGCGCCCAACCGGGCCGCCGCCGTCACCGCGTTCGAGGTGGCGCCCTCGATGGTTTCGCCCATCTTCTTCGCGAATCCCGGTGCCTGCGACTCGATCGCGTCGAACACCTGCTGGACGCCGATTTTCCCGTCGGTGATCATCTTCGTGACCGCTGCCGGATCGGTTCCCAATGATTTCGCCAACCAGGATGTGATCGGGATGTTCCGTTCGGCGAGCTGCTGAACCTCATCCCCCATCAGGTGGCCCTTGTTGATGACCTGCTCGAACACGTTCGCGATCTCGTCGAACGGCGCCCCGGCGAACCCGGCCGCATCAGCCATCGCGGTGAGTGTTTTCGTCATGTCCTGCCCGGGTTTGATCCCGGACGCCAACAGTTTCGGCACCTGCGCGAGGGCGTCGTTCAGCGCGATGGGGGTGCCCTGTACGACGTCGTTGACGTCTTTCATGATGGCGGCGACATCTTGCCCGGTTAACCCGAGCGCCTCCAACTGGTGGCGGGCGCGGTCGAGGGATTCCAGCCGTTCAAACCCCTTAAACAGGATCGCGCCGATACCGGCGGCCCCGGCGGTGACGCCGGCTTTCAACGCGAACCCGGCCGCATTTCCCGCCGCCGTGAGTACAGCCTTATCGAGACGGATCGCGGCGCCTAAACTTTTCCCGATAACGTTTCCGACGCCGGTGCCGATGCGGGACGCGTTGGATTCGAAGCCTTTACCGAATTCGACAGAAGATTGGATGCCGGCGACCTTCATCTGCCGCTGCACATCGGCCAGCGCGGGGGCGATAGCTTTGTGTACCGCGTTGGTCAGCCGTGTGTCGAGGGTGGACGCATCGAGATCGACACTGATTTTTACCGAACCGGCATCCACCCGCTCAGACTAATCGGGTGGGGTCACCCTGCCGTTATCCTTGACGACATCCCGGGACGCGTCGGAGTTAGTGCTCAACTCGATCACCTGTTTAACAAGCTCACCGATCGTGTCGATGGTGTAGTCCTCCTCGTCGGGGTTTACCAGCCGGTAAAACACCTGCCACCATGTCGCCTCCGACATGTGCATCATCATGAACAGCCCGGTCAGCGAGTTACGCCGGTGATCCGAAATGTAAGGCCCCGACCCGAGCGACAGCCCCGCCAGCGCCTTCTGCGTCGGTTTCCGCACGGCGAGCCGGTCGCCCTCAAACTGCAGCCACTGATGCGGCCACTCCGTCTCCGGTTCCGCCCACGGCTCCGGGTCGGGTAGCGCCGCCTCAACTGCGGCAGGAGGTGCAGGTTCGTCTGGCTCGGGCTCAGCGGAGTCGGGCTCAGCGGGGTCGGCGTCGATGATGGGGGTGTCGTCCAGGGTCCGCGGCTCAGGCACCGCCGCACAATAGCACCCCTCATGCCGGGTTCAGCGGCGGTGACGGGCGGCGACAACCGCGGCCGCCTCCGTCAGGAACGGGCGTGCGCGCGTCCCGGGATGATGCACCGACCGGGCGAATACCACACGGCCACCCATTTCGAATCGCAGCGCGGCCGCGCGGCGGGCCCGGATAATGTGCGGGCGGGTGCCCTTCTCCAAGAATTGCGTAGCCCCGCCCGCGGTCACTGCGCCGCGGATATCGAACGGCCCCGCAGCACGTGCGGGGATCGTCCTAATCGTGCTGCGAGTATGACCGGTGCGCACCGGTACCCGTCTGCGCGCCTCCGCAGCAATTTCCTCGCTAGTTTCGTTGACGGCGCGCCGCCCGATCCGAAGAAATTCGCTAGACAGGTTCTCCCGGTTGATTTCGACGTCGACACGGACGTTAGCCATGATGACTCAATTCTATTGGTGCGCTTGCGATCACGGTAATATAGCCGCGGTTAACCAGGTGTTGTACTCGTTTCGTCCACGGCACCACCCTCCGCTGACCCTTCAGCAGCCACGCCGACGGGGTCGCGCTGCCCTCCACCAGCACTATCCGCGCCATCGTCATCATCTCCCGTAGCCTGCGGCTGCGCCTCCGGCCGTCGCGGCGGTTTGGCGGGGGCCGGCTCGTCGTCGACCCATTCCAGCACCTCAACGAACCCGCCGTCGATGAGCCGCTGCACGTGATCGTCGTACATGATGTTCTCGCGTATCTCACCCTTCGAGACATAGACGCACGGTTTGATCGAACCGACAATCGTCACTAAAGCCATGATGGTGGCACCTTTCAATCGAACTGCACGTAGATGATGCTGGTCCATGCCAAAATCCCGCCCTCAGGACCGTAGGGCAGGATCTCGTCGGTGGCGACGGTGTACGTGTCGGCCTCAAGCTGTTTCGCCGCCCGGCACACCGCCAGTTCGATCCGCCACGAATCCTCCAGGCTGGTGTCGAACTCCATATCGTACTGAGCCCAGGTGGGCTGCTCATCCATCACCGCGCAGCGACCCACACCAACCTCCACAGCAACCGCGCGCGGCAAGCTACACGACGTCGGATCGGCTGCTGCGCCGGGCAACCGGCGGGTCCGGTACCGCCGCATGACCCGCACCCACACGAACGGCTCATCACAGCCCACTGCGTCGGTGTGCGCATTCCAACTCGCTGTCGGCGCACCCTCACCAGCAAAAAAATGGACGATCATGGTGCCGCCCGCGGCCGGCGGAAAACTGCTGTCCGCAGCAAACGCCTCAGTCAACGCGGCGGCGATAGCTTCAACGACCGAAACCACCGGATCAAGAGGGATAGGCGCCGACATCTATCCAGCACCCGTTGTCAGATGACGCTGGGTGCGCATTGCAGCCTGCTCGGATTGACGCTGGACAGCCACAGATCAACTTCCCGAAGCCCAGTCTTGCCTTGTTCGTACATTCTGGACGGGTCAAACTGGTGCGTGACGCCTTGGCGGGTGGTGCTGACGACGGTCGACGGCAGGCGGCATTGGCCGCCAGTACACGCTAGGTAAAGCTCTTTCGCGAGTAGGCCGGTGAGTCGGTCCACCCCGGCCGGGACCGGGACACCTTTCAAAAATTCGACTGACCATGTGTTGGGTTCGCCCATGGGTCGGGTGAGGTCTTGGTGCGGCCAGATGTGCCGGCCGCCGGTGCGGTGCAGCACGTCGCCTTCCAGGACGTACTCATTGGGGTCCAGGATGGTGCCGTCGATGATGATTTCGATGATGTCCTGCGCGGGTCCGGGGAGGTGCACGGCGCCGGGCCCGGAGGAGCGGCAGCGGCCGTGGCAGCCGCAGTCCTGCGTGATCCACTGACCGCCGTCGAACCAAATGGAGTAACTGGTGGTGTAGTAGCTGTATTGCGGCCACCAGGGGCCGACCGTTTCGATGCAGGGCCGCGCGATGTAGGGGCACACCCCGAACTGGCGGCCGGACAGCGCCCACAGCACGCCCACGGCGAGGTCCTCGGCGGCTCGGCGCTGCGCGGCCGCCGCCGCATAGTTGGGATCGTCCTGGTCGGGCAGGGCGGGCAGGCAGTCACGCGCAACGGGCCACTCGCACGGACCTGACATGGGGGTGATCCTATCGGGGGTGGATGCGGGGGTCAGCGGTCCCCGCTGGGGGTGACGCGGCGGCGCACCCGGATCGTCGCATCCGCCGGTTCGGGGCCGGTGTCGATATCGAACGGCACCGGGTACGGAACGCCGCCTGCCGTTATCCGGATCACGCCGCACGATCGCAGCAGTGTGCAGGTTCGGTCAGTGTGCAGCATCGCGTCGCCCGGCGACACTATCAGGGCGCCCGGGCGGGCCGGCCGGGTCAGGGCACCGTCGCGGTCGCCGACGATCAGCGCATGGGTCATGTCGATCAGCAGCAGCGGTGGCGCGCCGATGACGCCGTCGCCGGCGAACACGATTATCCGTAGCGCGGCGTCGAGGCGTCCCGCAGTAATCTTGGCCGCCGCCACGGCGACGATGATGTGGTGCAGCGTGACGGCGGCCGTGCCGTACAGGGTTTGGTGGGCGTTGACCGCGACCGTCACACGTTTCAGTGCGGCGGCCAGCACACCGGTCGGTATCTGCGGGGTTCCCGTTCCGGCCGCGGCGGCCGCCGGGTGCCGCAGCGTCACTACTACGACGCCCCGTGAAGGCATCCGGGCGGATACGGCCGCCGTGGTGGGTGTGAGCACTATCGCCGCGACACCGGTCTGCCTCTGGGTGCCCGAGAGTGTGACGGCCGGATGCTTCAACACTGCGGCGATCACGCCCTGCGGGCGCATTACCCCGGTAAGGTTCGCCGCGACCCGGCGGCCAACAACAGTGATGGTGCCGGCCTCGGCGAGCTTGCCGGTCAGGGCGGCGGCGACAGGTTTGACAGCAGCGGTGACGGTGGCGGGTGCGCCGGCCACCGCCCCAGTCAGCGCCACTGACAGTCGGCGTGCCGCAGCGGCCAGCGCACCCTTGGGCGCCATGATGCCCGAGGCGGCTGCAAGGGTGCGGCGCAGCACAGCTGTCACGGTGCCGCCATAAATTTTGGCGCCGACCGCTGCGACCGATACTGCGCGGCCCGAGGCGGCGATAACCCCGGTGGGGCGCAGATAGCCGGTGACCACGACCGCGACCCCGCGGCCAACAGCGGTGATGGTGCCGGATTCGGCGAGTTTCCCCGCCGCCGCCACCGCGACGGATTTAGCGGTGGCGGCGAGGGTTCCCGGCGGTCCCGACGTCGACCCCGCCACGGCTGCTACCAGTTTGCGCAGCGATACACCGAGCACGCCCCGCGGGTGTTCCACCCCGGCCGCGGAGACGGCGACACGCCGCAGGGCGGCGGCGATGGCACCGGCCTGCGTCTGGGCGGCGGTGAGCGTGACAGTAGTGCGCCGCAGCGCCGCGGCGAGCACACCTGACGGGGCCATAACCCCCGTCAGGGACACGGCAGCCCTGCGGGCGGTGACGCTGATGATGCCGATGTATGACTGCGCCCCGGACGCTGCCACGGCGATCCTGCCGGCAGCCGCGGCGATAACGCCCCGCGGCTGCTGCACGCCCGCCGCCGCGACCGTCAACCGCTTCAGCGACGCGGCGGCGGCGCCGATGTCGGTTTGCGCAGCGGTCAGCGACGCGGACACCCTCTTAGCAGCCGCCGCGATCACGCCTGTCGGCGCCATCACACCCGACACGGACGCGGCAACCTTCTTCAAAGCGGCCGTAACAGTGCCCGATTCGGCGAGCTTCCCCATCAAGGCCGTAACGGTCTTCGGTATGGCGGCGGCCAGGACACCGCGGGGCTGCTCAACCCCGGACAGGGATGCTGTGATCTTCCTGCCGGTAGCGGCCAGGACGCCGCTGTGGATGTACGTCCCGGCCGCGGCGACCGCAACCTTGCGGCCGGCGGCGGCGATCACCCCGGACGGCTGCATATATCCCGACAGGGCCACGCTAACTTTGCGGCCAGCCGCGGTGATGGTCCCGGATTCGGCGAGCTGGCCCGTCAAGGCCACGGCGACCCGGCGGGCGGCCGCTGTGATCACGCCGGAGGGCCGCATATATCCCGACAGGGACACGGTTACCCTGCGGGCGGTGACTGTCATCGTGCCCGATTCGGCGAGCTTCCCCGCCGCCGCTACGGCGACCCGTTGAACGACGGCGGCCACGACACCGCTCGGGGCCATCACTGCGGTCAGGGCAGCGGTGACCCTGCGGGCGGTGACGCTGATGATGCCGGATTCGGCGAGCTTGCCCGTCAAGGCCACGGCGACCTTGCGGCCGGCGGCGGACAGCACCCCGGCGGGCGCCAGCGCCCCCGTCAGGGAAGCGCTGATCCTGCGGGTAGTGACGCTGATGGTGCCGGTCTGCGTCTGCTTACCGGTCAGGGCTGCGGAGGCTTTCGACAGTGTGGCCGTGACCGCACCCTTGGGCTGCACCGCCCCCGTGAACGCGGCGGTGGACTTGCGCAGTGTGGCCGCCAGCGCCCCGGTCTGCGTCTGCGTACCGGCGGCTGACACGGTGCTCTTCTTCAGCGTCGCGGCCACCGCACCCTTGGGCTGCACCGCCCCCGTGAACGCGGCGGTGGACTTGCGCAGTACCGGGCTAGAGGTGCCGGTTTGGGTTTGCGCGGCGGTCAGCGACGCGGTCGCCGCCTTGAGCGCGGCGGTGATCGTGCCGGATGGGCCCGCGGCCGGCCGGGCCGGGGTGGTGTAGGGGCGGTAGGACCGTACCGGGTATGCCCTACCGATGCGAGGCATTTAGCCGGGCCTCTCTCAGCTACAACTCAATGTCGAAGTAGCACAGCATGTTGATGGTGTTGGCGGCGGTCACCCTCATACGCAGGTAATGCGCCGGGCCGCAAGCATATTCGCGGTCAAGCGGGAACTGGATATCCATGTCCCTAGCCGCCACCGATCGGACGTCGAACAGGCGTGTCGAGACGATCGAGCCTTCACCCGACGATGTGTAACCGGTGCCGGATGTCGCCAATGTCAGCGTGGAAGCGGGGCCGAGGGGGTCGAAGTTGACGATGTCCCCGGCCACCGATGCGGTGACGGTGGCGTTGATGGTGCCCGTGGTGAGGACTTCCAGCTTCAACGACCCAACCGGGTCCGTCTCGAACCGCCACCCATACCCGATGATCGGTGCATGATCGAGGGGCTTGACCTGCAGCATCGTTTTGAGGCTGGTCCCGGTCGCCACGAACGCGGGCGCGGCGGTGAGGCCCCCCGTGGCTGTGTTCCAGATTCGGTAGCAGCGCCGCGCCATGTCAAGGCTTCTGCTGGTAGGTCACATCGAATTGGGCCTGCGTCATGCACGCCACCACTTCCGGCGGGCTAGCGCGGTACACGATCACCTCGCCAGTCCCCGTACTGACCGGGACTTTACCGTCGGCCACCAAGTCAAGCCGCGCCGATTCGGTGATGACACCACCGGATCCGTGCTGAGTGGTGGAAAACGATCCGCGGTATCCGAGCATGTCGTACAGCATCTTCTCGGCATCCCTGCACTGCTGCACCGTCTGCAGAAGCAGAGACTCCACGTCCGGTTCGGGGATAAGTTGGTAGGACATCAGCGCAACTCCTCTAGTAGCACGCGGCTAGGTGATGGTGTAATCGAATGTCCGCGAACCGGGTTCAATGAATCGATTGCGCAGTTCTATTTCACCCAGATGTCGGCTATCGACACCTTGCCGACGTTGCTGCCGCCCATCTTGGAGTAGTAGCCGAACTGCAGATACGGGTTGCCCTCACCGAAACAGGTTGCCCCGCTGTAGTTCACGCGCTGGACATCGTCGACCCACCACCTCAAGTAGCCGTCGGAGCCGTTAGACCATTTAACTTCGACGGCTACCGGGAACCATCTGTCGAACGGGATCGGGAACCACACTTTGGCGTAGTTTAAGCCCGGCGCGGACTGGCGCCCGATATACAGCGTGTTCGGATGGTCTGATGCGTTGTAGAGGGCAAGGTGGTGCCCGCTGGATCCTGATGTGTGCCATTCCCACAGCACACCCGCCTGAGCCTGCGGAATAAGTTGCTGGGTGGGTATCAGTATTTTGTAATCGAACCGTTGCGTCATGCCGATGCTGGTCAAGCCGTCGATGCCGCATAGCACGCAGCGGCAGTTGGTGTCCCATTGTGTGACAGCAGTGTCGGTGACTTTGAAGTCGAATCCGGGGGGGTTGTTCAGTGGCCACACCCCGTAGGCGGCGCCAGCTGGTGTCGGGTTTGGCGGTTTAGTCGCATCTGGTTGCCGAAAGATACGGGTCAGGTTCGCGAACGTGAGCTGCTTACCGGTACCAGTCGGTGGCTGCACAACCGGCGGCGGCTGCACAACCGGCGGCGGCTGCGTAGCCATCATCTCCGCGACGATGGCGCGGACCTGCGCTTCAGTCAAACCGCCCCCCGCCTTGGCGACTTCGTCCGCGATACGCTGATCAATCTCCGGGTTTGTATACATTTCGTAAGGCATTATGACCTCCTCGAATTACCTGATCGGCAACCTACCAATCCGGCGTGCTTCGGAATGTTTTCCTGGTGTGGGTTAGTAGAATCCGGCACGGACAACCGCGGTGGACAACAGGTTCTTAGCTATCAGCGTGGGTTTCAACGCTAACCCGACCGCCCCCCAGAAGTCCGAGGCCGCGATAACACTCGACAGCGCCGCCGAGGACTCGCCGGCCTGATCCTGAATGAGCAGACAACCCGCCCCCGAACCGGTGGACCGGTTCCCGATGAAACGCAGCGTGTCAGACGCCCCGCCCGTGAGGCCGCCGGTGCAGATCGCCGCCACCACGGTCTCACCCGGCTTGGACGGCACCGTGACCAGCGGTGTGGCCGACGACCCGAACGCTGTCACCGCCGCCCCGACACTGCCGATACGCGGATAGGACACCGCCCCCGCCACCAGACTCACATCGGTTACCGCGGTTTTCGTCATGTTCACCGACACCGTGTTCGCCCCGACGGCCGGATTGAACAGATAGAACAATTCCACGAACCCTGACGTGGTGTTGTTGGTGTCGACCGCCCCGGCGCTGATCATCGGCACACCGTTGTAGGTGACGGTGCGCGTCGTCCA